AATTCAATTCCCTTAAAAGCAGCACTATTTTTCTCATTTACAGGACTTAATTGGCTATCATCACCAACATAAATAAGTTTACAGCCTTTGCTCTTACAAATCTTTTCAAGAAAAATACATAGTCCACGAGGAATCATAGAAGCCTCATCAACTATATATAACTTATAATTATCAATCTTAATTCGACCTTTAGGGTCAAAAGGAGGATTGTTAATATCAAACTTTTCAACATCAAAGTTGATTTTAAGACCTAAGTCAGATTGAAGTGTATTAATATTTATAGACCCCATTCTAATACTTTCATTAAGAACACGACAAGCCTTATGTGTAGGTGCAGAACAACCAATTACACTATAACTTATGCCACAATTCTTAATAAGAGCTTTAAGAAGATAAGTCTTACCAGTACCTGCAGGACCACTTAAAGCTCTCTTAAAATCATTAGGATTAAACTCTGAGTTGATAAATTCAATAAGAGCATTATAAGCTTTTCTTTGGTCATCAGTTAGACCTAAAGTGCTAACAGCATCTCTGCCGTTAGCTTTACTTATAGTAATATCCATTTCTTATTAATCTTCATCAAAATGTACTTGACCAACAATCGTACCTTCAGGAGCAATAGCTTCACCTAAATCAAAGTAAAGCTTTCCTTTAATCCTTACAACATAACCACTACACATCCAATTAGGAGCAACAGTAGTATATTGTTCTGGAATACCCGGAAAAAGATTAGCTCTTTCTTTAGTACGAAGATAACAAAAATAACCATGTTCTCCTTTAGTATGAGAAAATACTTTTTCTCTACCTTTAAGCTCAAAAGACTTATCAGTAAGAGGAAGAACAAGTTGTGCAGGAAGAGAACTCTTTTCAATATTTCTTTGAACTTCAAAAGCAGAAACTCTTATAACAAACTTTCCATTCTTTACTTCAACTTTACCAACAGTCTTACGACTAACCTTAGTATAAGCCTTTTCACGAACAGTCTTATTAGCTTTAGGAGGTTTAATACTTATTTTAAGACCACCAACCATAATTATTTCTTATTCTTGTTCTTCAACTTCGGTTGTTTCTTCTCTTTCTTAGCTTGTCTTGCAGACTTAGGAGAATCAGGATTAACAGCGTAATTGTGTCCAATACGTGCTTTGTTGTCCCAATAGAAATGCCAACCACAATAATTACAAAGGTAATCAATTTTACCAAGACGACGTATACCAATACATACATCTGTACTACCAACTATAGCCTTACGATCATAATCAAGGTAAGTTACTTTACTAATAGACTTCAAACACTTGTTTTCATCATAGCTACGTTTTGCCATTTTACAACAATTTTAATAGTTAATAAATAATATAAACGAGGATTATCCTCAATAGTGAGTAGAACGTTATCGAAAACATATAGCCTAAGATTACCATCTTTACTATTTCTACTCTAACAATAAGATTAACACTAACTCCCCCGTAAAGGCAATGTGCTGATTTATTATAATCAATAAACAGTAATAGTTATATACTCGTTATTGTGATTTTCACCACCAACAACTTTGTATTCTACAGCACAAACAACACCTTTAATAGTAATACTCTCATCATTGTAAATAAAAGTATCACCTTTATGAGGAACATAAGTAAGGTCATGTATAATCTTACTTCTATTATATCGTTTATCTACAATTTTTATCATAATCTTATACAATATTTTATTTTCTCTTATACACGGCTTATTTTCAAAAATCGATTAACTTATCAGCTTTATATATTCAAGCTAACAGACAAAGAATATAGCCTATACACGCCAATCAGATAAAGTCCATATCCCTGCACTCAACCGACGAAAGCCACATATCAGCAGCTTCATCATCAAGATAACTACGAACTTCATCATCACTCATAGTACTAAGTACATCATCAGGAATACTCATATGTTCTATTCTTTGTTTAATATAAGTTCAACACTTTCAGCAGTATATGCTTGACGCTTATAATCTTCTTTACTAAGATTATATCCTCTACTCCAATCTTCAAAACAATCAAGACATTGCATTTCAGATATTGTAGCATTAAATACAATCTTATCTGTGTAACAAGCACAAGTATGACAAGCATCAGTAGTAGTCCTAAGTATAGGACGTAATAGAGGTTTTAATTTCTTCTGTTGTTCAGTATCAACGTGGAAATAAATTCCACCATTTAGTGCAATATGTTTCATAAGCATAATATCGTTTATATATGAAAAATCCTCTCAGTCATCACGACTAAGAGGATTAATAACAATAACTAAAAACTTTAATTATATATACTATGAAATTAACGCTACAACCAGCGTCATCACGAAAAGAGCACTCATTACTAACAGACCAAACAATACTGTTTTGAAACCTTTTTGCAGACTAAGGTTCTTCTCAACAACCTCATCATAGTCTACACCTAAGAACTTTACTTTGTTCTCATAATATTTCTTTGTATCGTTCAGTAACTCGTCTGCCTCGAACAACTCTTTGTTTAGAGTCTTATTCTTGGCAATAAGTTTAGACACTTCTGTGTCTTTGCGTATAATATGCTCTACAAGCTCTTCTTTAGAACATTTACCAAGTTTAGTTCTACGAGCCTTAAGTTTACTTTCTTTGTTCATATTATTAATTGTATTTAGAATAACGTTTATATCATCTTATTCAAAGAGAATATCAGAATCATTATCAGATTCAGTATCTCCTATCATCTTTTCGCCATAAAGGTCATAATCATCGACATCGTTACTAAGACAGTAACCGTCAATTTCTACACTACAACCTGCATAAATATCATCAATATCTCCCATAATCATTTATTATTATATTTGGTAAAAGTAAAACGAAGATATAATGTAACATCAGTGCCATCCTAAATACAAAACTAATTACCAAGATAACTAATCCAATCAAGGAGGGTATTCACACTAAAAACACTTAGATTACAAGAATAAAATCATTATCATCATTGGCAATAAGAGGTTGAGTATCACTACTCAGAAGATGTACACTACATCTATCGTTTTACTTTCACAAATATAATTCATTTCTTTTACGGGGGAGCAATAGTGCCACTAATTTAACAATTATTAGTGGCTACACAACGGCTACAAAGCAATCCTAACTGGAGTACCTTTACAGCCATGCTTAACAAACTGCATAATAGCATAACCTAAAGCACGTTTAGGACTATTTGTCATGATTGTTAAACGAGTAACTTCATCGTTACTTACACTTGATGTGAAGAAATATAACTTATTTGTATTCATTTGTTGTTGGATTTAATATGATTAATAATAATAGTGGTAGTAGATATTTCACTACTACCACTGAAATACTCTTAGATACCGAGCATACTCTCTGCAAGTTTACCAAGTAAACCAATAGCACGTTGACTAAACGTAATATTAGTTACGTGATTAATCAGAGTATCGTGGTCAAATACTTGTACAGTATCATTCTCAGACCAAGGATTGGTATACTCTTCACCTGCCTTAACAGGCTGCTGAATGATATCAACACGAGCACCATTAAGAAGAACTTCTACAGAAGAAGGCTTCTTAATAATATTATTAACTGCAAATGATGCGTCATCGTTATCACGAAGAATAGCAGCTACACTAAATAGAGAAACATAAATAAACTTAGTTTCTCCAAGAGTATAGTTACCATCATCATCAGACACATAACCTTTAACAGGTTTGTCCAATGTTAGACACAAACGAATGTAATTCTCCTTAGGAGTAACAGTTACATTCTTTACAGTTAAGTTCTTTACCAGCTGAGAGCCTTGCTTCAGCAGCTGCTCTACTACATTCTTCTTTTCCATAATAAATACTTTTTGGAAGTTAATAATTAATTTATTGTTTAGGATAAATATATTCTACACTTGTAGAATAATCTTCATTATCCCATATAACACTATCTTTATAACGATTATAATCTCGTTTAAGATTACTACGATTAATAATACTATCACCTCTTTCAAGTTCCTTTACATAATCACCTGAATAAAGATAATACATTCTGTAATTTTCTATTAAATGTATCATCTCGTCCACATCTTGGTAATTATACTCGACAGGTACAATTAGTACTTTTAGATGAAATATAGATAATACTGCTAAAGCAAATGCTATTACACATACTATCCATAATACTACTTCTCGTATTAAAACAAATACTTTCATATGTTTCACTATGTTTTACTATGTTATAGAGTTTATTCTAATGTTGGAGATAATTGTACTGAAGAAAGTATTACCGAAAGATGTAATCTTTCTGGTAATACCCCTTCTCTTCCAACACCAAACTAAACTACAATTATAATATCTGATAAAAGTACTATTAATAATAATGAATATTACCATTCTAAACCTGCTATTAGCAGAGAACATATACATTATATTAACAGCATAAGAGGTAATCGAGTATAGTAAGAACATGAAGTTTCTGATAGAGAAACAATAGAAATTTCATATCCCCAACATACTCTTACATACGGTCAACATCCTGATACTCACTCTAACACCCTATAACATACGATTGTTGATGAAAATCGAACTCTTGTAACGAAAGTTACAAGGTGAGAACAATGTACTGCTAAAGAGAGTGAATTAAGTAATAAAAGAAATGCTGAAATAAATGATGAACGTAATAATAAAAGAAATGTAAATGATTAAATAAATGATTGAAGAAAAGTGAATGGCAGAAAGAGAGAAGAGAAGAGAGAAGAAAGAGAAGATGAGAGTAAAGGTAAAAGTGAACGGAGTGAACTCCGTCCTCCTGATACTTCTACTCTTCCTCTTCCTCTCAATACTCATTCTACTCCAACACTTAATCCAACTCAAATTCCTACTATTTATTCAACACAAAATACTATTCTTAGTACTATTCGTCCTACTTTTCTTTCAACACTTATTCAAATTTCACTATATATTATTTACACAACACATAATATTACTACAAATCGTCTTGATTTTCTTGATTGTAGTTCTTTTAGTACTGATTCTCGTTTTGATGCAGAACATATAATTCCTTTTGCTTCTACACTTGGTAGAAGTCCTTTTAGAAATGATAATAATTCTGGTACTTGTGTCAGTTCTGTAACATTTAATATTGTCATAGTTGTTTATCGTTTAGATGTTGTTAATACTATTTAATTTAGTATTGGACTTATAGCAGAACACTTACAAGAAAGTGTTGCTTAGCTTATTGCCGAAACTTAAAGTGCTAATTGTGTCGAACACTTAATTGAAGTTCGATGTAGCTTGTAAGTCCGAAATTTGTTTTGTTTAGTATGAGCAAGATATGTTTTGTTAGGTGTGAGAACAGAGAGCAAACTTGTTTCTGAAACAAGTTCTGCTTTTGATGAAAAGAAAAGAGCAAGCAGAGATTTCTCTCTACCTGCTCCAATCTTTTGTTTGACTAAATTCCGAGCATGCTGTCTGCCAACTTGTCGAGCATCTTGTACGCTCTCTCATTCATCTTCACATTGACAATGTGGTTGATGATTGTGTCATGTTCAAATGTGGTAACATTGTCTGTATTATCAGACCATGGATTGTGATATTCCTGACCACTTGCAACATCCTCTTGAAGGATATCAAGTGTAGCACCACTAAGGAGGATAATAACAGACTCAGGATGACTAAGAATGTGGTTCACTGCAAATGAAGCATTCTCATCATCACGAAGCTGAGCAACGATACTAAATAGAGAAACAAAGATAACCTTTGATTCACCTTCTTTGTAAGTACCGTCTTCTTGTGCAACAAAGCCACGAATAGTTTTATCAACACTAAGTGAAACTCGAACATAGTTCTCTTGAGGAACAACGTTCACATTCTTCACCTTAAGGTTCTTTACGCTCTTAGCACCAGCCTTAATCAAACTCTCGATAACATTCTTCTTTTCTATAATTGTAAGTAATTTAATTATTAATAAAATGAATAGTATCAAGTCTTTCTCAATACCAAAATTTGTTTTGTTTAGAATGAGTAACACCAACATCAATAGTAGCACTAAGGCTACTATGACATTAATACTCTAATGTAGTATCACAAAGAACTCTAAGAAAGTTTCTAAGTTCAACAACACTCTTTTCATAATTTGCAGCACAGACTGCAAAAGAATAGACAAGAGCAACACCAAATAAAGCTACGATATGAATATCAATAGCAATAATAAATGCAGCAAGAGCTGCAATACCAGCAGCTAACATAGGAATAGCTGCAACTAATCTTAAAATATATTGTTTGAAGTACTTCATAAGTGTAAGTTTGAATGTTAATACCAAAGTTTGTTCTGTTTAGATTGAGAATTTTGTTCGGTTTGGTTTGAGGTAGAAGTTCCAAGACAAGGCGGGGGACTTTGGAGACGATTAATTAAGGGAGGGGCTTGAAGTGCAATGCCGCACTCTTTCATTTATAAACACCACTTATATTACCTCTATTGCTTTTATTTTTATTATCTTCTCTTTCTCTATAATTCTTTTCTTTATTCACACAAGCTCCAACTTTAATATTATTATAATCATAATATTTATACATTTTATTATTACCTTTGCCGCACGCTCTTATTTATAAACCTCCAATATTAGTACCTTATCTTTTATTATCATACATTGTATAACCTTCTTAAACATTATTTTCAATATATTGTTCATACTTTTAATTTTCAACATTTCCAATATTATATTTAGTCATACGTTCGCATTTAATATTATATTTATTTTCATTATTTCTATAATCACAATTCACATCACTACTAATAATATTATTTGCAATATTAAATTTATTATTTTCACCAACACTATGTCCAATATTTCATTCAGTATTATTTTCTTTATTTTCAGTAACATTGATTTTAGACATTAAACGAACAATATTAATTTCACTACTTTCAATATTATCTTCAACACCTTAAAAATCATATACTTCAGTATATTCTTCATGATATTCTTCGGCACTTCTTTCACTACTACTATCGTGTGTTGTTCCAAGTTATAGAATGTTATTCGTGTGTTATATAATGTAAGAGTATGTTTTTCATATTAAAATTCTCTTATATTGCTATTAATACTACCATTTAGTTAAACACTTGGATGGATAGCTCCCCCGTAAAAGAAATGTAATGCTTTGTCTAATCTTATCTGGAACATAAGCAAGAGCATTTATTTCTCTTATTGTATCAATAAGAGAAAATTCAATAGAACAACAATCTACAACATTATTCAACTAAGGACAACATTCTTCAACATTCTCAAACATACGATAAAAATTAAGGCTACCACTTTCACAAGCAGTAGCCTTAACCATTTACATAAACAGTAAATGTAGCACATTATCCGAATGTTTGAAAATTAACAATTAAATGTATAAGACGAACGTACATTAAAAATATATAACCAAGATTAGGACAGTTCACATAAGGACACAATGCGGTCTTGATTATTAGAGTACCTGCTTGAGAAACAGAAAAATTTTTGATTTTCTGAAATGCTGAAAAACTTTTTATCAACATCAGTACTTCTAATAAAAGGCTGAGTGGTTTCCGTAAGAGGTAGAGTTTTACACTATTACCAAAAGTATCTCCGTCATCAAAATGACAACTACGTTGGGCAAGTAATATAGACCCTAAAACAGTATCAGGCTAAATCTATTAATTAATATATCTTGCGTCACTTAAACGTTCAGTATATAAAAACTAACTTAAAAACCATCTGTAATGCTTATACGAGTTTTATTTCGTTTATTACAACTATCAATATCATCAAACTTCGTTGTAATATCTTTAGCATCATCAGCCCATAGCCCATTAAGATGAGTATCACTATCAGTTTCAACATTAGTATCAACATCAGTAACACTATGATATTCACTTTGACAGCAAATATAAGCATTATAATTGATAGTTCCAAGAATTTCACTTATTTTAACTAATGTCTAAATAGATATTAAATTTAACACATTTATTATATAGTTGCTTGACTATTTTGAATATATTGTTTATCTTTGCTTTCAGTACTAAGATTAGTATTATATAAATAATATATTATAATAATTAATTAAAGATTTTGATAGTATGAATAGTATTACAGTTAATACCGAAAAAGGTAAAGTAATTCTTAATCTTCCAACAAGTATTGATGAGATTAATCCTGTGTATCTTACAGAAGTTACAGAACATATTAATGTTGCTCCTGAATATTCTCTTGTAGCTTTAGTTTATAGCACTACTATTAGTCAAGTTCTTAATATGAAGAATGTTCCTGCTAATGTTGCTGTTGTTCCAATGTTTGTAAAAGCAGGTAAAACAGATAGTGAGTTTATTAAAGGAATTAATACTAAAGATATTCTTACTATAACAAGTGGTAATCTTTCTTTAGCTATTCACGTTCCTAATTCTTATAATCAACTTTCACTCAATAAAGTTTCTGCTCTTTTAGCAGGAGATGATAATGTTCGTAAGACTTCTTTTTCTGATAAGAATATTTATCGTTTTGTTGAGTTTAAGTTAGTTCCTAATTGTAATATTAACGCAGTTATTGGAGTACACAATCCAATTAAAGCTGATTATATTACTGAGGTTAGTGATACAGAGAACTAATCACATTGCTTTTACGGGGGAGGTATCGTGCCTCTCCCTATAGTTCAATTTAATAGTGAAACAATGGTTAGAGAAATTAAATTTCCAAATGGTGGTTATTCTATTAAAGTAGTTCGTAAAGAAGATATTATAAACACTATTGATATAAATATCACAGATAAAGAAGTTGCTCTTGCTCTTATTGAACAATTAGAGATTGATGCGGCTACCTTTATTAATAGTGGACGTTGGACTGGAATACCTAATTTAGGTAGTATTAGAATACCTGCTGATAAAGTTATTCTTAGACAACAAAGAGCTGAGGGTCTTCTTGATGAAGCAAAAGAACTTCTAAAAGGTAATGAATATATCTTATTTAGAAATCAACTTGCTGCTGAGAATAAGAACAAAGCTAAGAATAATAGATATTATAAGTATATATGTAGTATTGCTGCTAATCATAATAGAAGACTATATCGTAGACTTTGTAATACTTATAATAGTAATTATGCACAACTAAAGTTATACTTTGGTCATACTGCGGAAGTTGTTTCATCAGATAACGAAGTTGATTATGAGTAATCCTAATAAACTCACTATTGATAATCTTATCAATATTGATGATACGGGTATGCCTTGTCCTCCTACTATTAGACAGCTTATTGATAGAGATGTAAAGGAACTTTATAGAAGAGATAATTCTAAAGATAAACATAAGTATATTGCTGAATGTGTTATCATATATTATCTTGGTGACCCTAAATCTCCTGCAAGACAAGCTGGTCTTAGTGAAGCTGAGGCTCTTAAAATGGCTATTGAACAAGCAGGTCTAAAGCCTGATTATATACCTGATTCTTTAGTTCTTACTTTGATTAAAAAATATTATTATCAAAATATTACTGAAGCAGGTAAAGTAGTTGAGAATATTCTTCAAGGTATTCATAACATTAATCTTAGTGTTAGTGCTATTAATAGAATACTTAATGAGAAACTTAACTCAAATATTACTCTTGATGATTTACCTAACATTCTTGTTATGGTAGATAATGTTAATAAAAAAGCAAGTGAAGTTCCTTCTATTCTAAAGAAACTTGAAGAGGCTAAACAAAACCTTTTATATGAGCAACAAACAGAGCTTACTCGTGGAGGTAAATCTCTTCTTAGTTCAATGGATAGTGAAGATTATTAAGATAATATGAAACAACGTACTCCAAAGGTGGCTGTAATAGATATTAAATATCTTATGCCACACTATCAATCTACTATGCGATTAAGAGAGATTAAAGTTGATAATAGTAAACTTGATAAACTTAGAAAAGATAAGGTTACTGAAATTAACATTGTAGCTTGTCATTCAGAATCTATTAGTGTTAATAGAATTAATAAGTATGTAACTGAAACTTTTAATGACCTCCCAAAGCATTATAATTTTGATGTTAAAATAACATTTGTACTTGTTAGAGGAAGACACGTCATACGTGCTATGGCAGCTGATATTGTTAGACAACGTATAGAGAAACTTAATGAGTCTGGTGTTGATACTATAACTTATGAACTTCCTTTACATTTACAACCTCGTAGACGAGCTAAACATAGACGTGTAAAACCTATTGCTACTAAAGCAATTTCTCTTGGTATTATTCCATCTATTTAATTAAGTTATGGACGAAAGATATTTGAGTAATTTTCTTTATTTTCAAGAAGAAGGTCATAAATATACTGATAGTGCAGGTAATCCTTATGTCAGTGTTACTACTCTAATTCATGACAATTATTGTCCTGAGTTTAATAAGAAATATTGGCTTCATAAGAAAAGTAAAGAACTTGGTATAAGTGAAAAAACTCTTGCTAAACAATGGCAAGATAGTACTGATGAGGCTTGTGCTCGTGGTAGTAAAACACATAATGGTATTGAGAATGCAATTAAAGATGTTAGTATGTTTAAGAATGCTATTCAATATCTTACTAATATTCAAACAGGTCGTTGTGTTACTGTTGCTGACATTCCTCAGATGATTCCTCAACCTCTTGATGTTGATAATTTCAAAGAGGCTACTAATAATAAATATCCTGAGATTTATAGAGTATTTGACCATTATACTAAATTAGGATATGTTATTTATTCTGAGATTGGTTCTTTTCTTATGGATTATCTTATAAGTGGAACTATTGATATTCTTTGTTACAGACCTACTGATTTTGTTATTCTTGATTGGAAGACTAATCGTAATGGTCTAATATTTGAAAGTGGTTATTTCAAAAAAGATAAGACTACTAATCCTGCACAGCTTACTAATGAATGGGTTAGAAAAGATGAGCGTATGCTACCTCCTCTTAATCATCTTCCTAATTGTAATGGTAGTCATTATACTATGCAGTTATCTATGTATGCTAAGATGGTTGAACTTATTCTTGGTATTCCTTGTAAAGGTTTAGGTCTTTGTCATATTGGTAGTCCTTTTATAAAGAATGCTTATGGACAACCTTTTAGAGATACTAATAATCAGTATCCTATTGACCCTAATGGTGAGGAAACTGTTAAGTGGTTTAGAATTAATTATTTAAGTAGAGAAGCTGACTTAGTATTAGCTGATAGACTTAGTTATCTAAAAGCTAATAGTATTAAACAAAATAAAGAACTTAGTTTATTTTAAGTTATGATTAAAACAAATTTGAAAGCACAATGTGCTAATTATGATTTCAAAACACTTTTTGAAGAAAAAGGTTATGCTTATTTTACAAAAGGTAATTATAATCTTAACATTATTGGTATAAGAAGTAATAATAATAGAAGAGTAACAAATAAGTTTGATGATGTTCTTGTAGTAATATATCGAGATAATAATGATATAATTGTTCGTAAATGTTTTGATATCACTACTGAACCTGGAAGTTATTATATGAAAAATCCTATTACTACTAAAGGTACTGGTATTTTAGTTCCAAATCAATATAGAGGTTGTTGGGAAATAGGACTTCATCAAGGTAAATATAAAGCTCTTTGTCAACGTAAACCTGTATCTGTGTATCGTGATGATAATAAAGATAGTATTTATGATTTAGAACCTAATCATACTGATTTCGGTTTGTTTGGTGTTAATATTCATAAAGCAGGTAATAATAGTACAGAAGTTGATAAATGGTCTGCTGCTTGTCAAGTATTTGCTAATAGTAGTGATTTTGCTACTTTTATGAAACTTTGTGATAATCAAATAGCTAATGGTAATGGTAAAACTTTTACTTATACATTATTAAATGAAGAAGACTTATAATGATTAAGATAGTTAAAAAATTTATTGAAAAAGCAAGTGATATTCTTATTATAGAATTAACTATTGTTCTTATTTTTGTACTTGCTGGTATCATATTCAAACAAGTAAAAGATACTGATATTGATATTAAAAAAGCTGAATTAGATATTGATGATAAAATTAAATCTAATGATAGTATTAAACTTGAAATAGAAAATATTAATAAGATTAAAGATGCAGAAGTTATTGAGATTAGTAGTCTTGACAATGATAGTACTATCAAATTGTTCTACAAGTTGGTCAAAGAGTAATATTACTGCTCGCATTCCTTTTACGGGGGAGCGAGCAGATAGTGTTAGTAAAGATAGTGTACTTATAGCTTATGATGATTA